TCTTGGTATTTCTACTAGCAGTATCACTAATGTACTGAGTGGTCCTTTGGGATCATTATTCAAGAAAAAAACCGGACTAACCAGCTACCAGTACCCAGACGATCTAACGAATGACCCATCTAGGATGCATTTCATTAAGTTTGATATATCTAATATCGACCCAGTAAGATTAGAAAATGTTTTTAATAATGTAACGCAATCAGCAAGCAACATTGTGAATAAGACAGAAACAGTACAAATGCAATTCGAAAGGCAGAAAAAGTCTACCACGACTTCCATCTCGTTGTATATGCCCGACACATTAAATATTTCATATGATAATATGTATGATGCTGAACATATGCCTTCTGGTTTTAAGATTCTAGAAAAGGGTGCGGAATTAGCACAGGCAGCAAAACAAGGTTATGATTCTAGTGGAAAAGATTGGTCAAAACTCAAAGCAATAGCCGGCAATGACCCATTAATATTAGATTATGCTGTTCGTGAATCTGGTCTCATCTCAGACACAGGCGCTGATCTAATATTAAAATCCCAGGGGTATGCAATCAACCCACAAGTACAAATGCTTTATCGAGGCAATGGGTTTAGAAAATTTCAATTTGAATTTATAATGACAGCAAAATCTCAAAGTGAATCTGATCAAATTTCTGCAATATGTAACACATTTGTTTATGCATCATCCCCGAGTTTAGATAAAGGTTCTGGTATGTTTTTTGTGCCTCCATCTATTTTCAACATAAAATTAATGATGTCGAAGAATACCGATCTTAGTGGATTTACTTCTATGTTACAGAAAGCTGGCAATAGTTTAATCCCTGGGGTGAATCTTGGTTCTATTGGTGGTGGGGCATCCGCTGAAGAAAATGCCAGACTATTTAAAGTTGGTGATTGTGTTCTTGAGAATGTGACTGTTGATTATGCGCCTGGTGGGTGGGCAGCACACCCTGGTGGCGCTCCTATACAAACAAGATTAACTTTAAATTTTAGTGAGATACATATTATCAACAGAGATAGACTAAAATCAGGAGATGTCAGATAATGAAATTCTTCAATTCATTTCCAAAAATACTAGATAATAACAATAATTATGTAACTAATCTCATCGTTAGAACAGATTTGATACCTTCATTAATGGATAATGCGTCTCTATTTTATCAATATGATATGCAGGATGGGGATACTCCAGAAATCATAGCAAACAAATATTATGGGGATCCATATAGATATTGGTTGTTTTTATATTCAAATAATATCATGGATCCACAATGGGATTTAGCATTATCTGATGCTAATTTCAATATATATCTAAATTCAAAATATGCTGAAGCAGCAATGGCAATGGACCAATCTGCAATCGAATATACCCAAACAACTATCAATGGATATTATAAAACCATATCAACATATGATACCATATCACAAACAACATCATCTAATGATTATCAAATAGACTATGCCACATATTTGATAACCCCTGAATATGAAAGCATATCAACAACACTAGAAGATGGTTCTACAGTAATAACAACAATAACCACATATTCACAAACAATATATGATCATGAGATTGAGTTAAACGAGATCAAAAGATCTGTGAAAATTTTAGATTCTATTCATGCTAGAGACATGGAAAACCAATTAACATCTTTATTGGCATCTTAATATGGCGGATACAACACCAGTAATGAAACATACCGAGTCAACAAAAGGCACTCGGAACATTAAAGATTTTGATCTTAGATCAATAAATCTATTATCCGGTGGTGTTGCTGGTACTATAGACCTTAAATTTATGGTGGTTGAATTATCATATTTTGAAGATATATACAGCCATGCTATATCAGGTAAACTGCTAATATCTGATGCTCTTGGTGTTATTGAGGGTGCTCAATTACATGGTAATGAATATATTAGAATGTCTTTTGGTAAGGATTCTGATGATTCGCCGGATTTATATATTGATAAGATATTCAGAGTATATAAAATCACATCACGAAAAAAGATGGATAATGACCAAACAGAGATATACACCATACAATTCTGTTCTGATGAGTTATTATTATCCGAACAATGTAGAATTAGCAAATCTTACCCAAATACAACCATAAAAAACATAGTCACTGATATTTTAGTGAACTATCTAAAATTACCAAGTGATAAGTATGACAATAAAAACATCGAAGACACGATAGGCACATATTCATTAATAGTGCCCAACTTTAAACCATTTGAAGCATTGCAGTGGTTGACCAACTATGCTAGACCAGTAATCGGACAAGGTAGTGATATGTTGTTCTTTGAAACTGCTAAAAAAGGTTTTGTTTTGGCTTCTATGCAGTCGATGTTTAATCAGAATCCATTCTGCACGTTTACCTTTAGTGCCAAAAACCTTCCTATGGAAAGTTATTCTAATCCAAACGATTACTATTTCAACGTACTTTCATATGAATACGATAAAAACTTTGATGTGTTAGATGGCATCCACACAGGAGCATTTGCTAATAAATTGATTTCATTGGATGTTTTACAGCATACCGTGAATACTACAGAATTCAATTATATGAATAATAGCAAAAATTCAACCACATTGAACAAAAACGCGGTCGTTAACAATCTACAAAATAGATTAGGAAAAACTTTATATGAATCACCAGAAAGTCTATTAAGATTATCAATATCAAATTCAAATCAATATGATAACACTTATATTAACAACAATCCTGGTTCAGTATCCCCAGATTTATTCTTTGAAAATTATCTAACTCATAGGAAATCTCAGTTAGCAATAAACAATTATACCAAAATAAAAATTGTTGTTGCTGGGAACCCAACACTATCTGTTGGCACAACAGTTATGTTTAAAATTGGTGCTAATGTACCAGACAAACAAAGAAATGATGACAAATATTATTCTGGTAAATATCTAATAGCTTCTATACGACACACCATACAAAATCACGGATACAATACTGTATTAGAATTGATTAAGGATAGTAATAATAACCCATACAATGATGTGGATAATACTTCACAGATATGGAAGAACACGGTTGCTGGAGTTAAGAAATAATGGATAATACATTCTTAGGATTAAATGGGTTTGTTTGGTGGATTGGTGTTGTTGAGAATAACAATGATCCACTGAAGATTGGTAGATGTCAAGTCAGAATATTTGGTTGGCACACCGATGATAAGAATCTGATCCCAACAGCAGATCTGCCGTGGTCACATGCAGTTTTACCGATCAATAGCTCGAAATCATTCTCGGTTCCTTCAATGGGGGATTGGGTTAATGGATATTTCTTTGATGGTAAATCTGGTCAATTCCCTGCATACTTTGGTGTGTTGCCTGGTGTCATATCACAAAATGTGAATAAGAATCAATCACATGGATTTACAGACCCATCAACATCTGGTGCAGTGACAACAACACCAAAAGTAAATACTGATGGTTCTGGCACAACATTCACCAACAATCCTTATACCACAACACCACAATTGCCAGGTCAGCCATCAACAAATCTTGCTGCGGTCAATTCAAAAACAAACCCCCCACCCTCAGTAACAGAGAAAACCAAAGACCAAACAGTAAATGTTAGTAATGTTGATGCTCAAACTGTCGGCACTAATATGTTATCTAGTGCAACTGGTGCAGCATCCACAGCACCAAAACCAACAGGTACAGATGGAGTTGCAAAAGATGCTAATACATGCGGTCTAGATCCTAATAGTGCTATGGGAGAGATTGCGGGTTTCTTTAATTCCGCATCAGATCTATTAACTGATACCCAAGCATATGTTATGGGGTTGGAACAGAAAGCACAAGATGCTATATCTGGTGCAATATCCAAAGCAACCAACAATATCACAAGTGCGATTTCATCTGCAGCAAATAAAGTTGATGCTGCAGTAACTTCTGCATCTAATAGTTTTAATGATATGTTGAGTAAAGCATCAGCGGAAGTTAATAGTCAAATTGCCAACGCTGAACTAGCTGCAACAAAAGCACTAAATGATGCCGAAGCAGCAGCAAGCAAAACTTTAGATGATTTGACCGCAGCTAGTGGTGATGTTGGGTGTACTATACTTAGTGGATTAGCAGGAATGGCTCCAGCCAAAGTCACAGTAAAACAACCTATTATAGTCAACCCGACCACCACAAAAGCAGAAGTTTCTATAGGAACAACAACATTACCATCAACAGTTAAAGTGCCTAATGAAATTCCAGAAACAACCCATATAGCACATGCTCCAAGTAATCAGGCTAAATCATTAGAGAATACTGTTGCTATATGGAAAGATTTAGTAATTAAGACAACTATAAGCATAGAAAACGCAGTAAATGGTATAAATGCGTCTTGGTCGTCTAATTTATTTAGTTCAGGTGGGACTGTGGACCAAACCTCAGCAAATGGATATTCCAGATTTTATAAAATATGGAATGATTTAGCAGATCAGGAAAATACAATAGCATCAAATTATAACAATACTTCAATAGTTGATGAATTAGAAACTTTTAGGGCACCATATAAAGCGAGAGTTATAGCGGCAGTTTCATCATTACCAGAGGGGTACTAAATTATGTCCACACCAACAATAGAAGATTTACAATTAGCATTTTCATCGTCATTAGAACAGGGCGCGATACTTACTGAAGTTGTAGCAAACAAAGCAAACTATAAATTAAAATCTAATGAGATAAATGCTGTTGTTAATCCAAACAACTCGTTCAGCCAACCAGATGTACCCTATGATGCAAAGTACCCATACAACAATGCTCAAACAACACCATCGGGCCATGTGTTTGAGTTGGATGACACCCCAGGTAGCGAGAGAATAAATATAGCACATAGAACAGGTACTTTTCAAGAAATACATCCCGATGGTTCTAAAACAGAAAAGATAATGAATGATAACTTTAAGGTTATTGTTCAGGATAATACTGTTTATATTATGGGTGATAGTCAGGAAACTATTCAAGGTGATCTTAAGGTATACATTCAAGGTGATGCTAAGATACAAGTTGATGGTAATGTAGAGTGGGATGTGGGTGGAAATATGCTAATGAAAGTTGGTGGTATGTTCACAGCACAAGCAACATCATTTAATTTTATAGGGCCAGTGAATACTATTGGTGATACATCAACTACTGGTAATATTATAACACAAAGTAATGTTGTTGCTAATCAAAACGTAAAAGCAAACATAGATCTCATAGCAGGAAGGAGTGCCACTGTTGCAGTGAATGTTGATGTTGGTAGTGCTATCACTGCAGGTACTACAGTTACTGCAGCAACTGATGTGTTGGGTGGTTCTGAAGGAATAAGTCTAGTTAACCACACACACCCAGATGCCCAAGGCGGAAACACAGGTAAACCTCAATAACATAAATAGAACATGACAACATTAAAGAAAATATACTCGGATATAGATTTAACTTTTACACCATCACCATCTACGGGTGATGTATCTATGAGTTATGACGAACAGTCTGTTATTCGTTCGGTAAGAAATCTATTGATGACAAACTTCTATGAACGCCCATTCCAACCAACTCTTGGTTCTAATCTGAATGCGTTATTATTTGAACCTATTAGTGCTATTACATCTAGTTCTTTAGAAACCGAGATAACTAATGTAATCAACAACTATGAACCAAGAGCGACAATAGATAATGTTAAGGTTGTTGCAATACCAGACGCAAACGCATTTCATGTAAATCTATCATTTTACATAGGCAATAACACAACACCCTCTGCGGTGAATATTCTTTTAGAGAGGAGCAG